ATCCAGTTCCACCATCATCAATCTCCTCATGCTTCACGTCGGGAAACCTGGCGGCAAGCGCCTCCAGCTGCGCGCGGCCCATCGGCGCCACTCCGGGAATTTCACCCAGCATGATCAGCAACTCTGCCGGCGTGAGCCGCCAGAAGGCATCAGGAGGCAGCCCCAAACCCTGTAGTCCCGCCCGCATCAAGGCGGGCCAGTCAAACCCCGCCTCGCTCATTCAGGTACCCGAAACGCCAGCGCCAGCAATTTTGCGGCCGCCCGCGCCGCCTCTAGTGGACCGCCCTCGATCTCGGCCGACAACAGATCGTGCAGATCACCTGGCCAGCCACCACCCCTAAGTCCGGCACAAATTAGCAAAAGGACATCGCGCGCCCGCAGCCTGTCGCCCTCGAACCGTGCAACCAGCTCGGCCAGACTGTCTGCCTCCAGCCGCGTTTCCAATTCGGCTAGGGCACCAAGCGTGAGCTTCGCGATACGTCGCTCGCCGTCCAAGACCAATACCACCTCGCCCGCCCAAGGATTCGCCATGGTTCAGATCGCCGTAAAGGTCAGCGCACCCGCCGAGGCCATCGACATCTCGTATGTTGCCTCGCCGTTGTAATTGCCGGCGTATTCGATCGATGTGATCTGAAATGCGCCCTCCACAATGCCGAAATCGGGGATGACCACTTGGAAGTTGGGAATGGCGCCATCAAAGAATATTTGCCGCGCTCGCTCGTCGGTGTTCGCATCACGAAAAATGCCAGAGCCCGAGATCGCTGCCGATTTAACGCCTCCGCCGTGCAATAGTTCACGCCAGCCGCCCGCTGACTCAAGATTCGTCACATCCACCTGTTCCGCGTTTAGGCTAAGCCTTGTGGCACGGAGCCCGGCCACCGTGGCGAACACACCGTTTCCATCCATATCGACTTTCACCAAAAGGTCCTTGCCGCTCTGGGCTGCCATTTTGATCTCCAATCTTATCAGTGAATTACTTGAAGACGCTCAGCCTGCGTCCTCGTCCACACGTGCGCGAAACCACACCTCGATCTCTCGCGCACCGCCGGTCCGACGGGCGCGCGCCCGGAGGAAAGCCATGCCTACCAATCGCCCACGGGCGAGAGGCAACTCTGCCCCGGTCAGCGCATCCGAAATGGCGGCCGCCAGCATCTTCGCGCCCGAAAACCCAGCCGCCCCGCTCACGATCGTAACCGGAAAATCATGCACCGCTCCTGAGGCAGTTTTGTCGGACGCGTCGCGTACATTTTCAGGGCCCAGCACGACATAGATCGGGGGAACAGGTCCCCGCGGCAGCGCGTCGTAGATGGCACCGCCCGACAGCGAAACCACTGCTGCGTCCGCGTTCAGTGCGTCGTAAACCGCAACCTGCAGTGCCGCCGCCATTCCGTAGCTCATCGTCCGACCTCCTCGACTGCAAAGCAGGTCAGTGTGCGGCCCAGCGGATCACCCTGATGCACCGCTTCTATGCGGTAAAGACGCCCGCCATCCCGAAACCGCATCTCTGAATCGGGGTAAGCGGCGGAGGCCGATGGCACCGCGCGCATGGTGATCCTCAGTTGCTGCCTGAAGGCCTGGTCCACCACGCGCCCCGCTCCACGGATTTCGACCGCGGCCCAGACATGACCGCGCGCAATCCACGTCTGCTCGAAACCACCGGCGCCATCGGGTATCCGTTCGGAAGCCTCCAACAGCAGACGCCGGTTCATTTCGAGCATTTTCATAGACCCGCCCCTCGCAGCCGGATGGGTCGGTGCGGCTCGAGCAAGACCGAAACGGCAAAGGGAAGGCCCGCCTCGGACTGGAGGTTCTGCCCCCAGAATTCGCCTGCAAGAATCAGCACCGCCTGCCGCAGGTCAGCCGGGATGCCTGGCCAATCGGCCGCGTAGCCGGCAGTGAACTCCACTTCGATAGTACCGCCCATCCCCGGCGTTGGCAGCGTAGCTCCGGTCGCTGCCAACCCAGGGCGGTGGCTGTCTTGGCGCAACTGGAAGAGGCCTGGATCTACCAGTGTTTCCGAACCAGCGCGGGTGATCAGCTTTACACTGTCAATCCGACTGACCGGTGCCAGAGGCAGCGCATGCACTGACGCCGCGTGCCAAGCCATCAGTGTCAAGACGAAACGCCTTTCGAAAAGCGCCTTGCCAATCCGCGCTTCGATCCCCGACAGAGCCGCCCGCAAGCAACTTTCCAATTGCCCATCCTGACTGCCGTCGTCGCTGAAACCACGTGCAAGCCGCAGATGCTCGGCCAATTCATCCACAGGCAAGACTGCACTGGGCACCGAGGTCAGTTCGACCATCATCATTGTTGTTGTCTCCGAAAAACCTGCCGTGATCAGGGATGGGACGATGCGCCGCGCGCGCTGCTCGAGCGGAGAGACGCGCAGCTGGATCGCGTACGGCTCACCGCCCCGCCCGCCCCGCAACCGTCACCGGTGCAGAGCGGGATTCGATAACTCCTCTCACCAGCCCATCACGAGATGCCAAACTTCATCAGTTTGATCGCAGCGTAATCGGACACAGCCCCACCGACCCGCTTGGTGGCATAGAACAGGACATGCGGCTTCGCGCTGAACGGGTCGCGTAGCACGCGCAAATCCGGACGCTCTGCAATAGTGTAGCCAGCACGGAAATCATCGAAGGCGATTGCGGTGGAGTCGACGGCGATGTCTGGCATGTCCTCGGCAATAAGTACCGGATAGCCCATCAGACGTGCAGGTTCACCAGCCGCGAAGCCATCCGACCAAAGGAAGCGGCCGTCGGCGTCTTTCATCTTGCGCACCGCGCCAGCAGTCTTGGAGTTCATGACAAACGTCGCACCGGCCCGGTATTGCGCATCCAGCGCATAGACCAGATCGACGATGGCGTCGGCCGAATTAACCGCGTCGAAATCGCCCGCCGTCCCCGTGGCCACATAACCAAGGGTGCCCCAACTCCACGTCGAATTGGGCACTGCAAGGCCGTTGAGGAACCCGGTCGGCTTACCCACGCCATCGCCGCCAATGAAGGCGGCAGCCTCCGCGCGAGCAAACTTGTCGGCGATGCGCCCGGCAAGCCAGCCTTCGATATCAAAAGCGCTGTCATCCAAAAGACGCTGCGACGCCTTCGGCATCGCCGACAGTTCGAACAACGGAATCGAGATGCGCTCGATAAGCGGGGCTGCTGTTTCCGAGGTATCTGTCACTTCGTCGGCCCAACCCGCGCCGGTGTCTGTGCTGTCGATCAGCACGTCGAATGAGCTGGCTTCCACCTGCACTACATTTGCTACTGCTCGCAGGCTCGACGATCCGCGCAAAACCGACTTGATCGTCTCAGCCGTCTGCGGATCGACCAAATAGCCGCCCTCGGCATTCACCGCCGTATTCAAACCCTTTTGCTCCAATTCTAGGCCGCGCAGCGCATCATCATCGCCGTTGCGCAAATAGGTGGCCAGTGCCTTCTTGTGCGGCGCGCCGATATCAATGGCCGCCGACAAGGTTGGACGGGCATGGGTCATTGTTTTTGTGGTCAGCATTGCGATACGTTCTTCCTGTTTTTGCAACTTCATGTTCAGATCATTCTGGAACTGACTGAATTCGCTCAAGAAACCCCCAAGGGCCTCCTTAACCTCAGCCAATGGAGCGTGGGCCGCACGGGGCTGTTCCGCCGCCCCGGATCGGGTCTCGGTCATGCATCACCTCTGAATCATAGCCTTGGGGTCAGCGGGGCTTGCGCGCCGCCATTCGGGCGCGCGCGTCCTCGAACACGCGCGCCAGATCTCGCAGGTCCTCGCCTGCCTTGGCCTCCACGGCCTCGGCTGCCGCACTCACCCGAGCCTCAGGAAGCATGGGGAATGTTACCAGAGACACCTCCCACAACTCCACTTCCGATAGCAGACGGCGTCCTTGCCCGTCCTTTGCGGCCCGTACCGTCCGATAGCCGATGCTGAGCCCATCGATCGCGCCCGCCTCGATCAGTGCAGCCGCCTCCCGCGCGCGCGCAACCTCTTTCAGCAGGCGCCCCTTGACGAAGAGGCCCTGATCGTCCTCCCGCACCTCGTCCCAGATACCGATGGGCTCGGTCGGATTGTGCTGCCAGAGCATCTTGACCCGCCGCCCATCGGCTTCCAATCGTTTCAGGCTTTCTGAATAGGCGCCGCGCTGGACGATATCGTTACCCTGATCGCAGGTGCCGAACAGGCTGGCATCACCATCGATCTCACGGCCTTTCGTCACCGTCAGCCCAGCCTCGTGAAAAGGTGCAAACTTGGTCTCCAGGCCGCATGAGAACCTGTCTGTCATATCCTGCTCCTATCCCGCACCACTCAACTGGATCAGTTCGTTGACGCCTTGCGCCAGTATCACCGAAACGACGCCAAAGACTGCCAGCCATAGTCGTCGCTCAAGCCGATCCAGTGCTCCCTCGATTCCTTCCAACCGGAAGGTCAACGCTTGCCAGCGCTCGTTCTGAACCCGTTCATTGGCCTCGATCCGAGCATTTGCCGCATCGAACGGGGCATAAAGGTATCGCGATCCGCCCGTCCCCCGATCACTCATGCGCCCTCCGGCCGTTCGGGCAGACCCAGCATCCGGCGCTTCTCGCCTTCGGTTAGGAAGTCTGCATCGGCGATGCGCCGCCACTGCGCCTCGCGTTCGGCCGACAGTGCCGATACCTGATCGAGATCGGGCTTCAGCTCGATCACATCACCGGTCAGCCCGCTCAGCCAATGACCCATTTGTGCCAACACCTTCTGCGCCAAAGGCAAAACCGTCAGTCGATAAAACGCCCGGTGTGCCTCGGCATAATTGGCATAGGTCGCATCGCCCGGGATCCCCAGCAACATCGGTGGCACTCCAAAAGCCAGCGCGATATCGCGCGCGGCCGCTTCCTTGGTCTTCTGGAACTCCATGTCGGACGGGCTGAAGCCCATAGGCTTCCAGTCCAGCCCTCCTTCCAGAAGCATCGGGCGCCCGGCGTTCCGCGCACCCTGATGATGCGTCTCCAGTTCCACCTGAAGCCGCTCGAACTGATCTTGTGTCATCGTTCCGGCCCCATCGACACCGCGATAGACGATAGCTCCGGAAGGCCGCGCCGCATTGTCGAGGAGCGCCTTGGACCATCGCGAGGCTGCATTGTGGACATCCAGCGCGATCGCCGCCGCCTGCAATGGCGCCAGGCCGTAATGGTCGTCTTGCGGGTGGAAAGTTTTGATATGGCAAATGATTTCAGGGACGTAGCGATGCGTTTTCGCCCCAACCACATAATCATAGGCCATCGGCCAGCCATCGCCGCCCGGGACCAGGCTGATCCGATCGGATCTTAGCACATGCAACTCGGCCAGCCCCGTGTCCTCCGCCGGCACGGCCTCGATATAGGCGTTTCCCGAAAGCATCAGCTGCGCATAGGCCGACTCCATCAGATCGGCGCGTGCCTGGGCCTGGTTGGGCCTGTTCAAGAGTTGCAACACCGGGTGCGTATCATACCGGCATGTTGAATCCTGACACACGACCGGCAGCGCCGCCGCAGCTTCGGCGATCATCTTGACCGCCCGAAATCCGACCGGATTACCCTGAAACCCGTTCTTGGTCAGCGAAACAGTGTCTCGGGGGCTCCAGGCGACACGGCCCATGCCCCCCCAGACCGCGACCCGCGCGCTGGCCGAGGCCTTGCGCTCCGGCACTTGTTCTGGAGCTTTTCGCAAGAAATCCAAAACCATGCGCTTCTCTCCTTAGGTATTTCATGAAAACGGATCGCGCTGCCCCTCGGGCGCCCGTCATCGCCACATCGAGGCGTTGGTCGCAGCGCCCTCCCGAGCGGCTGGATCTGTGTCTCATCTGACTCAGAGGCGCCTGATTTGCGGGCTCAGCGCCCTTGCCCCGGGCACCAGCAGTCCCTCTGTCAGGGCCCAGACCAGCGCGTCGACCCGGTCCGGGCTGCCTGTGCCCGCATAACCCCTCAGGCTCATCAGGCACATCTCGTCCTCCAGTTCCGGGAACAGCCCGAGGTGCCGCACCCGCCCCTGCTCATAAAGCGCCGCGACCGGCTCGGCGCGGGCTGTCTTGCCCACCGAGGCCCGCACGCCCCTGACATTCACGTGCGGATCGACTTGCCGCATCAGCGTCGTCACGAGGTCCCCGCCCTGGTTCACCTCGGCCACCATCCGGGACGCGCCATACCGGTGATAGGACGCAGCCGCAGCCTCGGCCCACTCCTTGGGGCTGGCCGCCTGCACACTCGCATCCTCGAGGACGACCGCCGTCCAGTCATGCGGCGGCCCCTTTTCGACAACCGCCACAACCACGATGCCACAGGCATCCGACCCGGCGTGCCCGGTCACCGGCGGATCGACCGCCACGATCACCCGCGCGCCCTCCGGCGCCCGGTCCGCCCGCAGGCCGTCAAGCCGCGCCCGCGTCCACAACGCGTCCTCGGCATCCTCCAGCAACTCGCCATCCAGTTCCTGTCGACCCAGCCGTGTCTGGCCATATCGGGCCCGTACCTCGCGCAAGAAACTCGGCGCCAGGTAGGCCCGGTTCGCCTCGGTCGGAGCTTGCGTCACCACCGTACTGTCACGCGCGAGGAGCGCCTTCAGCACCCCCACGTTTCGCGGTGTCGTGGTCACCACCTGTTGCGGGTGTTCACCCAGCCGCAAACCGAACTGCAACATGTCCCAGGTTTCCTGACCCTTCGGCCATTTCGCGAGTTCATCAGCCCAGGCCCCATCGAACTGCGGCCCGCGCAAGGCTTCCGGGTCATGGGCAGAATAGAGTCGCGCCTCGGCACCATTCGGCCAGACCAGCCGGCGCTCGGTGGCGATCCAGCGTGGGCACCGGTCGGACGGAGAGCAGGCAATGATCCCGCTCTCCCCCTTCACCATCACGGCAAGCGCCTGATCATAGGTTTCCCCGACCAGAGCCAACCGGCGCATGCGGCCCGGCGCCTCCGGCGTCGAGCCTTCGACCATGGTCCGCACCCATTCGGCCCCTGCGCGGGTCTTGCCCGCCCCGCGCCCTCCCAGAATGACCCAGGTGGTCCAGTCACCCTCGGGCGGCAGTTGATGCGGCAGTGCCCAGAACTCGAACAGATAGGGCAATGCCGCAAGCGCCTCGTCACTCAAC